AGTGATTATGTATGCCATACAGACCCAGAGGCATTTGACCCAAGCAAGGTGGAGGAGGAAGAAGATGAGTAAATATATATATATGGTAGAAGAATGGTCTACTGATACTAGATTTTATAAAATAGAATCAGATGAAAAACTTACTAAAGAAGAAGTAAAAGATTCAGTTAGAGAAGTAGGTATACCTATAAAAGCAGGTGAAGAAATAAAAATAGATGAACTACCTAGTGGTAAAGAAGTAGATATTATAGGTGTATATGAAGGTGTTGAATATGGAGAAGATTCACAAATGGATATTGTAGATGGAGATTTAAAAGATGATTAAATATATTATATACACACAAAAAAACTGTACCTATTGTGCAGAGGCCAAGTCAATACTAGATGATATGGAAGAGGTATATGAAGAGAGAGTATTAGATACTGCAGAGAAGGTTAAGAGATTTAAAAAGGCCGGCCATACTACTGTGCCACAAATCTTTCTACACATAGGAGGATTCCATGAACTAGAGGATTACTTCTTTGGAGATGAAGTATCATTTAAACCGGATATAAAGCTCGTGGAGGACACTAAACCACCAAAGATAGGTGTACTGTCCGGAGAGAAGAAAGTAATATCCTTTGCAGAAAAAAGAGCATTAGTTAAAGGTAGAAAACTATTAGAGGATAAAGATGAGTAAAAAAATTCAATGTCAAAAAGAAGGTTGCTCTAATAAAGCATACCCAGAAGATATGGAGAATCGTGCCTGTAATCTTTTATTATGTGATGATTGCTATACAGAAATAAGATATTTACTTGCAGATTATTTAGATATACATATACAAGCGATTAAGATATGAGAGTTGCAAAGTATGATTATATATGATATCATAAACATAGACAAAGTTATGACAAAAATAAAACCTATAGTAAGAGTACCAAATATTGTGGCAAAAAATTTACTTGACACAAGATATAGGCAGAGGATTGTCAAAAGTAAAAAGAAGTATAATAGAAAGAGAGATAAAAATGTACCTAATATCACAACACTTATTTAAGTCTAATCATTTTTTAAGAGAATGTCCTTGGACTGAGAATTTTCCAGTCGACCAGTTGGTTGATGAAGATAATACAATATTAAAATTTGAAACAAAAGAAGAGGCCATTAATACTTTAAAATCATGGGGTGTTGATGTGAGCATTGCTCTTGAACAAGGTGTAAAGATAGAGAGTGTAAATTAATGTGTGAAGTATTTATGTTGTATTATTTTTTAGGAGGAATAGTATTAGGAATGTTTATAATTTTAATAGCATATATTTTAGCTAGATAGGAGGCAAAATGTACGACCCAGTAGTAATACAAATGTTAGAAAAAAATGTAAGAGATTTACAAGAACAATTAAGAAACTCTTATGTTAGAATAAAACAATTAAATGAAGAAAATTATAAATTAAGAAGAGCATTAGGAATAGAAAAAGACAATGGCAAAAACATAACGAACTCTTCAGGAGGAGTATGGTTAGGAGATGCACAGATGCCTGATGCAGAGCATTTAAAAGATGGATAGGAATAGAGAAAGAAGATTAAAGGCCACCGGTAAATGGTTTAAAAAAACAACACAACCTAAAAAATTGTGGATTAATAATATCTTTCCGGTCTTATTGTTGATTAGTTTATTTTTTTTAATTTATAATAGTTAGGAGTTTGAGATGAGTAATCTTTGGGATAAAGATGCAAAAAGATTGTATCGAAAATTATTTAAGGAGTACAAGAGAGAGGGTTGCTCTAATGAAGAAGCAAGAAGATATGCTGAAAATGATTGTAGAAATAGTATAGATTTAGATATTTTTTCAGCAGAAAAGGTGTATAAAAAAACATTAAAAGATTTTGATTGACATGAATCATTTATTGTATATAATATATAAATATTTTAATATAATAATTAATATAATAATTAATATATTTATTTTATTATTATCTTTATGGGTATTATATATATTTATTATGATGTTTTATTATACTTTTAAATAACATAGAAAGGAATATAAATTGTTAGAATTTTTATTATGGTATACAGTCATATACACTGTTATAGGTTTAACTAATGCAGTAGGTATGATGTGATGCAAACTAAGTGGATAAGCAGAGGGAAATGCCCTTGTGGAGAATCAAGTAATGGTTATAACATTCATGCTGATGGACATGCCTTCTGCTTTTCTTGTAACAAAAGATTTAATAACGTAGGAGAGGCAAAGATGGAAAGCAAAGTAGTAGAAATAACAAACAAAGTTTCTAGCACTGGTGATTATGGAAGTATAACTGATAGGAGAATATCAGAGGCTACTGCCAGGAAGTATAGAACTAAAATAAAAACAAATGGCTCTATGATTTCACATCACTATTACGAATATTTTAATACAGAAGGTAGCCATGTTGCTACAAAGATTCGCCAAGTAGAAGGTAAAAGAATATGGTCTCAGGGAGATATGGGAGATGCCTTACTCTTTGGTCAGAATTTATTTAAGTCTGGTGGTAAGTATATTACTATCACTGAAGGAGAAGTAGATGCAATGTCTGCCTACGAAATGTTAGGTAGTAAGTGGGCAGTGGTATCAATCAAGAATGGAGTTCAAAGTGCGGTACAGAATTGTAAACAACATTTAGAATATCTAAATAGTTTTGATAATGTTGTAGTTTGTTTTGATAACGACAAGCCTGGGATTGAAGCCTCACAAAAGGTTGCTCAATTATTTGAACCTAACAAGTGTAAGATTGTAAGACTAGATTACAAAGATGCAAATGAATATCAGAAGATAGGAAAGTCAAAAGACTTTGTGCAAGACTGGTGGAGTGCAGAGGCATATACACCGGCAGGCATAATGAACCTAGCCAAGTTAGGAGATTCATTATACGAAGAAGATTATTGTGAAACTATACCTTATCCTTGGAGTGCCATGAATGAAAAAACATATGGCATGAGAACAGGAGAGTTAGTTACATTTACTTCCGGTGCCGGCATGGGTAAGTCTTCAATCATGCGTGAGTTGATGCATCACATTCTTAAAAACTCTAATGACAATATAGGAATACTAGCATTGGAAGAGAGTACAAAGAATACTGCATTTAATATTATGTCAGTGGAAGCTAATGAAAGATTATACATAAAAGAAATACGTAATCAATTCTCAAGAGAACAATTAAACCAATGGCAGAAAGATACGATTGGCTCTGGTAGGTTCTTTGCCTTTGACCATTTTGGTTCAATAGGTAATGATGAGATACTATCCAGGGTTCGATATATGGCAAAGTCTTTAGATTGTAAGTGGATATTCTTAGACCATTTATCTATCCTAGTTAGTGGACAAGATGAGGGAGATGAGAGAAAATCTATTGATGTATTAATGACTAAACTACGTTCACTGGTAGAAGAAACTGGAGTTGGTTTACTATTAGTATCACATCTTAGGAGACCATCAGGAGACTTAGGACACGAGAATGGTAAAGAAGTTACTCTCTCACACTTGAGAGGTAGTGCAAGTATTGCTCATTTATCTGATAGTGTTATTGCTTTAGAAAGAAATCAACAAGCAGATGATGATGTTATAGCATGCACCACAACGATTCGTATACTAAAGAATAGATATACTGGAGAGACTGGTGTATGTTCTTACTTGCATTATGATAAAAAGTCTGGTAGAATGTCACAAATAGATAATCCTTTTGAGGATGAATTTAGTAATGAAGCACAAGGAGTATTATAATGAATTGTTTACATTGTGGAACAGAATTAATACATGGTGGAGACCATGACGGAGAAGAGGGAGACGATTATGATATCGTCAGTAATTTAAGTTGTCCTAAATGTGAGACACATGTATATGTATATCACACATTTAATTTTCCTACTATGGAAAAACAACAAGAGTTATTTGAAGATATATGAAAGTAGTTCTTGATATTGAAACAGATGGTTTTAATCCTTCGAAGATACATTGCATAGTAGCAAAAGATATAGATACTAATACTATAACTGTTTGGGACTCAGCTAATAGCTATAGTTTTAAAAACTGGGCTAAAGGTGTAGATAAATTTATTATGCATAATGGTTTATCTTTTGATGCACCAGTATTAAACAGATTATTAGATGCAGAGATACTTCCAGGTAATATTATAGATACTTTAATATTATCGCAGTTGTTTAATCCTATCAGAGAAAAAGGTCATAGTCTAAAAGCATGGGGAGAAAAACTAAACATGCTTAAAGGTGGAGAGGGAGTAAACTTTTTAAAATATAATAAAGCTATGCTAGATTATTGTAAACAAGACGTAGAGATTACACATGCTGTTTACAATGAATTAAAAAAAGAAAGTAAAGGTTTTACTAAAGAGTCTATTGATTTAGAACATGATATAAGATTAATATTAGACCAACAAGAGAAGAATGGTTTTGCTTTTAATATAAGAAAAGCACAGGAGTTATTAGCAAAATTAAAAGATGATATCTATGATTTAGAGCAGTGGTCTTTGGAAGAGTTTGAACCTACTATTGTGGAGATGAAGACCAAGACAAAAGAGATACCTTTTAATATAGGTTCTCGTCAGCAGATAGCAGATAGATTAATGAAGAGAGGTTGGAAACCAAAACAGTTTACGGATAAAGATAATATTATAATAAATGAAGCTGTTTTAAAAACAATCAAAGAGCCGGATTTGAAACTAACTGCAGACAGATTTGCAAAGTATTTCTTACTGCAGAAAAGGGCAGTAATGGTAGAGTCTTGGATTGAAGCATGTGATAAGAGTAATAGGGTACATGGTAAAGTTATGACATTACGAACTGTTACTGGTCGCATGGCACATAACTCACCTAATATGGCACAAGTGCCGGCTACATACTCACCATACGGAAAAGAATGTAGAGGTCTTTGGACTATATCAGATGCTATGAATTATAAATTAGTAGGTACTGATGCTAGTGGTTTAGAGTTACGTTGTCTTGCACATTATCTTAATGATACAAGTTATACTGATGAGATATTAAATGGAGATATACATACAAAGAATATGGAGTTAGCCGGTATTAAAAACAGAGACCAAGCTAAAACATTTATCTATGCCTTTCTTTATGGTGCTGGTGCAGAAAAGATAGGTAAGATTATAGGAGCAGGAAAAGAACAAGGTAATGTTTTAATTAATAGGTTCTTATCAAACTTACCTTCATTAAAAAGATTACGTAGTCAGGTAGAGAATGCAGGATATAGAGGAAAGATAAAAGCTATTGATGGTCGATACTTAAAAGTTAGGAGTGCACATTCAGCACTAAACACTTTGCTACAGGGAGCAGGTGCTATTATTTGTAAACATTGGTTACTAAGAATTACACACAGAGTTTATAATAAAAAACTAGATGTAAGACTTGTTGCTTCTGTTCATGACGAATATCAGTTTGAAGTTCATAATAAAGATATATCGGAGTTTTGTAGTATTACAAAGATAGCTATGAAAGAAACGGAGAACTTATTAAAATTAAGATGTCCTTTAGATAATGATTACAAGGTAGGTACAACATGGGCAGAAACGCATTAGAGCCAAAGACAAAAGATAGAAAGAAGTTTGACCTGGATTTACAGTATGGTCAAGTAAGAGAAAAGATTGTAGCAGATATGTTACAAGATAAAAAGATAGAAGTAAAATCTGAAAGAGGTATGTGGTTACAGACAGGTAACATAGCAATAGAATATGAGTGTTATGGAAAACCTAGTGGTATTAATGCAACTAAAGCAGATTACTGGTTTCATAATTTATGTGTAGGAGATGAAGTGTTTGCTACATTAGTATTTGAAACAAAGATGTTAAAGAAGATTATTAATACTTCTATTAATGAGAATCAAGTTAGGAGTGTATCAGGTGGAGACCACAATGCATCTCGAATGTATCTAATGAATATACAGAATCTTTTTTCTCAAAATATAATTAATAAAAGTGTTGACAGTAAATAATAAACTGTGCTATAATATAATTTTATAAACCAAAAAAGGAGATACACCAATGAGTGTAATAAGTGGAACTGCTTACTGGGCTAGCATACAAAGCCCTAACACGA